GCCGTTACATTCACCCCTGCAACTTCTTATGGACAAGTTACCGTTAAAGTAACTGGTGCAACTGACGCTACTGGGACTAACCGATACTTCTATGTAGATGACGTAAACGTAGCTTATCCCGCTGGCTACCAGGTAGATCTCGGAAGTTTGGATTTATGGGCTGCTGGTTTACCTGTTGCCCCTACTATAGCCACTATGCCAAGTATCTCAGGTATTTGGTCGGTTCCTGAGTCAGTAGCCAAGGCCACACCAGGTTCGATCGGTAAGAGCATTGCACTAACTAACGTACTTGCAAAAGATGCTTTGAGTTAATACAAAAACGTGGTATAATAACAAGGTAAAAGAAAATAAAAATGAATCAAAAAACTTCAAAAGAAAAAGCCACAATGTGGTCCAATCGGTTCAAAAACCGACAACAGAAATTCCAACGGGCCTTTGATGATGCCAAGAAATACTACGACATCATGTATGCCGTACAGAACAAGAAGGGTATCCAGCCCTGGAAATCTAAAGTGTACGTGCCTATCCTTGCGTCTAAAGCCTGGGACCTTATCTCACGTATGTCCGACATCGTGCCTTGGTTCAATGTATCACTAAAGAATGAACTAGAAATAAATCCCGAAACAGGCACGTTTGAGAAGCCAGCAGGTGTTCGTGAGCGTGAACTTCGTATCGAAGCAAAACTCCACTCTGATTACCAGTGCGGCCACGACGAACCTATGAAACTCCGTGTCTTTGATCCACTTGTTGATGCAGTCGTAGCTGGTACAGGCTATGCACTAGCGCCTTGGGTTATGAAAGAAAAGAAATCATATGCCCGTCAATTTGATGACATGGGTATCATGGACAACCAAAACACCGTCACCAAGACCGTCAAAGAAGGCTACAACGACTTCAAGGGTGTCAACTTCTTCAATGTATTCCCTGCTGACGCCCCTAGCTTCTATGAGGCTCCTTATCTAATCATTCGCGGCTTCAAGCCTATGGTTGACATGAAGGCCAGTGGTCTCTACCAGAACCTTGGCAGTGTCAGCACTACAGCAAAGAATGACGACTTCAGACTATACAACGAATCCCGTAACCGTGTTGTCAACGAAGATGATGCAGGCTATGTCGATGATAGCGTCGAGATTGTTACCTACTACGAGTGTTATGAACGCACCGAAAGAGGTGTTGAGCTAACCACATACGCCGAAGGTGGTAATGGAAAAACAGAGTGGGTTGAAATACGTCCTACCTCTATCCCGTACTGGCACAACATGTTCCCAGTCGTTCCTTTCTACGGCCGAAAGAAAAGCTTCTCTGTACTGGGTGAATCACTCTTTGAGAACAACCGTACTCTCCAATCTGCTACTAACGACCTGTTTAACCACTACCTTGACAACTGGAACTTATCAGTAGATGGTATGATTATGTACGAAGACGGTAGCTTAACAAATGACTACATCGTCGAACCTGGTGGTGAGCTTACCTACACTGGCGAAGCACCTAAACAGTTCAAATTCCCAGAGCCTAATCCTCAGCAGCTCAGTGTCATTATGGGTGTTATCGAAAAGGGCGTGGAAAACGCCACCTTCTCTCAATACGCATCCGGTGTACCAAATTCCTCAGCCGACAAGACTCAGGGTACCGCTTACGGTATCAAGTCCATTACAGAAGCAGCTACTACAAAAATAGGTTTCTACCGAGACAACTTCAAACAGTCCATGAAGACCCTTGGTCGTATATGGCTATCCAACGAACAACAGTTTGCTAATACCCCTGCAGAGATCACTCGTGTCGTTAACGGCCGTCCGCAGGCTGACATTGTCATGCCTAGTGATTACCAAGGTGAAGCAGAGCTAGATATTGATGATGATTCTATGACGCCTATGTCCAAGCAGGATAAGCGTGATATGAGCACGCAGTTTACACAAGAAATCCTAGCCATGCAGAAGGCAGCAGTTGAACAAGCTGGTATATTCAAGACAATCGAAGACGTGCCTCGCCTCAACTTCCACGAAATCATCGCCGACAAAGCTGAACTCTTCTCAGTTAAAGACATTGACCGTTACTTGCTCGAAAGTAAACCACCAGAGCCAACCCCAGCCCCAGAGCCAGAGTTCAAAGATACCCCAGAAGGCATCGCCCTGGACAACGTATCTAAGAAAGTTGATAAGCTCCAACCTGACGTACAGGCTCAGATCGAGGAGATTGCCGGGTTACAACCTTCAGCAATGCACGACTCTACCCTAGCCCATGACGCGATTAAAATGGGGGCAGAACAAGCACAAATAGAAAACCAACCAGTAGGAGTACCAGATGGATCAGGAACAGACACCGGAGCAGGCGCAGGCAAGCCTACAGAAGCTCCACAAGCAGCTTAGTGACACAATAAACGCACAGGAGTTCTTCAAGACAGACGTAGGGCTTCTGTTTGTTGAAGTCGTCAAGGGCGAAGTGAACAAAGCCCTGAGGGATATTACATCCGATAAATACGAAAAAGACCACACAGGCTATGTCAAAAGACTAGCTGATTTACAGGCCCACCAGAACATTTTAAAGCGTCTACAAATCACTGCTTCCCCTGTTCTGGAAGGTAAAATACGAGAACGTATAGAAATTACAAAAGAAAATGCTTGACAAATCGTCCAAAATGAGAGATAATGCAAGCAATGATACAAATGAGTTCGTTGTTAAGATGGATGAACAAGTCCCTATCAACGATACGAAATGTGACCACTCGGTCTTAATACCTGATCCTGACGATACAATTGGGACAGCCATCTATCACGGATGTGCAAACAGGCAATGCGGCCTCGGTTGGTACTTTCAACCAAAATAAAAACACTAGCTAGAGCTTTTATTAGCTTACAAAAATGGAGACAACATGGACCCAGATGAAATCGCGCTTACTAATTTAGTAGCCGAATCCCAAGGCCTGGAAGTGCCAACAAGCACACCAGAACCAGAAACAACCCCGGAACCAGCGGTTCCACAACCAGAAGAGACCCCTACACCTCCTGTAGCCCCAGAGCCAGAAGCTCCAAGCACAGAGACTCCCGGAGCTCAACCAACAGAACCTTCACAAACCCCACCCGAACAAGCCCCAGCAATTGACTGGCAAGCGCTTATTCCGAAGAGAGCTCCCGTCGCGGCACCAGTGCCAGACGAGAACGGCGAAGTTGATCCTACCCAGTTAAAAGAGTGGTTAATCAGCGAAGCTGTAGAAACTCTACGGACAGAAAGTGAAGCCCAGCAGGCCATCACCACAGGTGTACAGGCAGCAGAAGCTATTCTCCCAGAAATGAAAGACAACCCACAAGTTGCCAGTCTCATGAGAGATCTTACCATTGCACAATTAGTTGACGGCCGGGAAGCCGATATGGCTGAAATCGCTAAAACCGTTCGCGGTATTATAGGCGAAGCTAAAGCAGCAGCGACAGAAAACGCAAATGCTTCAGTTACAGTCCAAAGGAACGCAGCCCTAGAGGGCGGCGCGGCACAACCCCAAGATACCTCTAAACAGGACTTGGCGGCTCGTATCAACGCTAACGAGCCAGACGCTTTCATTGAACTACTTGATGAATGGCAGAAACAGGGCGTTGTTTAATCAGTAAACAACTAAACAAACAAACAAAGGAAATATAAAAATATGGCAACAGTAGGTGGATACGAATTCAGTTACCCCGACGTAGCGCGTAGAGAATCACTCTTAGACGTTATGAACATGCTTGACCCTACCGATACTCAACTATTGAGTGGTATTAAGCAAAGCCAAGCAACTAACACCCTCCACGAATGGACGATCGACACACTGGAAACAGTTGGCGACAACGCTCAAGGTGAAGGTGCAGATGCTCCAGCCGACGCTGCTAACGACCCAACCCGTCCGCAGAACGTCACCCAAATTTTTGCAAAAACAGCCAAGGTCACAGGTACCGAAGCAGGCGTTAACCGTGTAAGCGGTGACCGTATGTCTCGTGAGCTTATGAAGAAAATGAAGGCACTTAAGAACGATGCAGAATACGCGCTTATCCGTGGTTCTATCGCTTCTGGTGTAGCTTCTACTTCAGCAGCCTCAGCCCGTCGCCTCAAGGGTGTTAAGAACTGGATCACAACGAACAGTACGAACTACTCTGGTGTTTCACTTACAGAAACTATCCTCAACGATACTTTCCAAACAGTGTGGAACAACGGTGCTCAAACTGACGCAGTCTACACCCCTATGAAAGGTAAACGACGTATCTCTAGCTTCACAGCTGGCGCTACCAAGGAAGTTGACATCAACGACCGTCGTCTAGTCCTAGCCGTCGACGTATACCAAGCCGACGCAGCAAAAATGGTCAAATTGTTCCCTCACCGTCACGTTACAGTTTCAGGTGACTATGGTACAACTGCAACGCCTGGTTTCGACCTCTTGGCGCTACAGGAAGACACCTGGGCAACAGCATGGTTCCGCAAACCATTCACAAAACAACTTGCGGAAACTGGTGACTTCACCGCGAAAGAACTCATCACTGAGCTTACGCTTGAAGCCCGAAACGAGAAAGCTAACGCTCAAGGTTTGGTATTCTTCTAGGATTCCTATCGGTGGGGGGACTTCGGTCTCCCCTTCTCAGGAGAACTATATGACACCAGAACAGAGAACTAAGCATCTCAGAACAATTGAAAAAATAGAAAACATGAAGCGTCCTGCTAAATGGCGCGAAATCAAGAAATTCGTTTTAGAGCTACATCCCAGTTTGGTACAACCCGACAGGGATTTTTGCGAAGCCACGAAAGAACTACGCGAAGCCACTAATAAAACAGCCTCATCTGAATCAGGCGCTATGCGAAACACTATGAAGATCCCGCACTACATCCACACTGCTCTTACGGCCATGGATCCAGATGTATTTGCTGAAGAGAGTGGAAGAAACCCTGGGGATCAACAAAGAATTAACAAACAATTATACGACGCTTTCCCAGAATACAGGGTCGCAAGGAGCTACTAGATGATCTATCAGAGCAATATTCTCACCACACTAGCCTATCTTATGGGAGAACGCACGATAAACGCTACCACTTCGACTTCTCGATCTGACTTTATACAAGAAACACTCAATGAGGCCTACCAGGCCTACCCATGGCGCTTTGCAACAGCAAACGCTACCCTAACTCTAACTTCAGGTATAGCTACCCTACCGACCAATCTGGACATCAACCACCAGTTGTATGTTTCGTATTACCAGGATGACGCTACTGAACTCAGGTTAGATGAAATCGACCCAGCGGATAAGTTAAACGTAATCGACGGCAGTAAAACGTCCTGGCTCACCTCCCAGTCAGATGGTACATTTCTCCTCAATACCAAAGACACTACTCCTACATCTGTTGTCGTGCGTTACCAAACTAAGGCCCCTACTCTTGACGCAGCAGGAACCGTAGGTACGCCATATCCTCAAAAGATGACACTCGCCCTCGGTGCTCGTCGTTTTGTTAAGCTGGGGCAAAACCCTGATGCCGACATCTCACAAGACGAAGCTATCTTCCAACGCAGATTAGCCAAGGACGTGGCAGCTCAACAGGTTCCACAACCTCGCAAGATGCGCCGAACTAGACAATCACAAACTGGTACATCCACCGGAGACTTCTAATATGTCTGTCCGTAACCAGAAGGACATACCAAAGAAATCAGTCAGACCACCGTCTCGACTCGTTGTTATGAACCCTAGCAAGGGTCTTAATGATCTTGTGTCCCCTTCCCTTATTGATGACCGTGAATTGTCCGACCTTATGAACGTCGAATACGACGAAGGCGGAGTGCTACGCAAAAGATACGGTTATACGCCATATGGAGCCGCTCTGACGGCTGCAAAGGGTCTAGGCACGTATAACACCGAATCAACGGCTTACATGACTACAATCGACTCAGGAACGCTCAAATACAACACTGGAGCTGGGTGGACCAGTTCTACTGGTGCTAGCTTTACCGCAGGCCAAGAAACCTCATTTACACAAGCACGTTTGAAGCTGTTTATCTGGAACGGTGTTGACGGCGGAGCATACTTTGACTCTACCAATGCAGTCACCCGACCGGGGACTATGCCAAAGGCAAAATTCTCTGTTTATTACCAATCATATCATATCTGTGCTGGTGTTACAGGACAGCCAAACAGGCTATACGTGTCTAACGCATCTGACGCGACTGACTTCACTGTAGCTACTGGTGGTACACAACCACAGCCGGACAGCACGACTGATGCCGAGAATGGCATAACAAACGTCCCTGGCGCAACAGTATTTGCAGGTACTCCATCTGTAGCCGAAGCTCGTGTATTCGACATCCGCAAAAACGATGGTGATAAGATCACTGGTCTGGCAATCTTCCAAGACGTACTTATTATTTTCAAAGAACGATCAATCTACCAACTGACCTTCGACTCTGGTGGTCTGGGTACTGTCACACCTATCACCTACGCTACAGGTTGTGTTTCTCACAAGACAATCAAGGCTGTGGAAAACGACGTTAACTTCTTATCTCGTGAAGGTGAACGTATCCTCGGTAACCAACCACAGTTTTTTACGGCTATTCGTACTTCTGTGCTATCTATCAAGATTACTAATGCAATGAACTCGATTAATAAGCAATATTATTCTCTGTGTAACTCTGTATACTTTGACAACAAGTATATTACCTGTGTCCCTACTACCTCATCCTCTATCACAAGAGCCATTGTCCTAGATAGACGCTTTAGCGCCTACACCATCTGGAAGAACTTCAACGCTCAGGACATGGTCAGATATATCGACTCAACAAACACTGAAAACCTCTACTTCCTAGATACAGCTGGTACTCGTGTGTACCAACGTGTAGCTGGTCAATTCAACGATAATGGCTCCGCTATTGAAGCCTGGGTTACTCTGAAGGCACAAGACTTTGGCAACCCTGACCTCACGAAATTCTTCATTGATCTCCGTCCTATATTCCGCCGACTCAACGGTACGATTACTATAACTCTCTATGTAGATGGTAACGTTGCTATCGGTACTGGTACTATCACCTCCGGATCAGTCCGTGGTCTCGGCCGTGTGGCCTTTGGTCGTGCAATGCTTGGTACAGATGGTCTAACGGCAACCGAAACAGAGTCGTTCGTGGACATACCTGAATCTATTGTTGTGAACCAGGACAGCCGTACACTCAAAGCCAAATTCTATAACAACACCGTTAACGAGAACTTTGTTCTGCTCGGTTACGTCTATGACTACTATCCAAAGAGTCCATTCGTATTTGATAGCAGCAGAAAGATCTATCTTTAGATGAAATAATGTGGTATAATGTATAATGAAAATTCAAAACACAAAAACAAAAGGAAATAAATTAACATGGTAGACATTAAAAAAGGTCTAAAAAGGTATGCGAAAGCAGTCGTCCCAGGTCTTTATGTAGCTGATGCAGCGAAAGACGCACTACAAGGCAGGAACGGAAGCCCAATACAAACCTCTAACCAACCAGGGTATGGTGCATATACAGGTGACTTCGGTGCCGATCCAATCAGTGCATTTACAAGTGGTGAAGTTGGCAACCTAGTAGGCGGAGGTGGCGCAGCCCCAGCTGCCGGAACAACTGGTGGTCAAATCACTGGTGGAGCTGCAGTTGACCCAGCAGCAGCTAAAGCAGCAGCGGACCAAGCAAAAGCTGCAGCACTCCGTGGAGATGTTACAAACCTCGTACAGAGTGTTAAAAACATCTTCCAAAGCCGTTATGGCCTTATCGACAAAGCAGCCGCAGAACAAGCTGGCAAGCTTGAGAAGCGATTTGGTGAAGAGTCTGGTGACGTAACAGAACAAGTAACAAGCGAAAACAACACAGCTGGCGCATCATTCGCCGGACGTGGTACTCGTGATAGCTCTGACTATGGTAACACCGTAGATACAATCAAAGCTGGTGGTGAGAAGCAGATCCGTGATCTCGGTACTGAACTCGCTGAAAATAAAGGTAAAATTGGTGCCTACGCCGAAGGCGAAAAGACCAAGCTCCGTGCTGAAGGTAATGGATACGATAACGTTGTTGCTCACCTAGCAGAAAGTACAGATCCAGCAGAACTTCAAAGCATCCGTAACACTATCGAATCCCGTCTCGCAGCTCTTAATGCTGGAGAAGGTGCCGCAGCTACAGAGGCTCAGAACATCTCAGCTCTTAACACAATCGCACCTGCAACAGCTCGTGGTGTACAACTACAAACAACTTTGGCTAAGGTTATCGGTGGTAACGCTGAACCTGCAGTCAAGAACGCTATCGGTGCAGCTCTGATTAGTCAATCAGGCCTAAGCGCTGATGAACAACAGAAGTTCCTACAAGGCTTCCAAACAGATCTCAGCGGATCTGACACCAAAAAAGAACCAACTCAATAGAGGTAACACATGGGCCCAATAACCGATCCCGAACTTAGACGCAGGATCCTTGCGTTAAACAGATCTAATCCGTCTCTACGAGGTGCTGCTGCTCCTGCACCAATCCCGCAGGATATTAAAGCCGCACTTCCAGGGGCCCAATTCAGAGAAGACCAACCAAAAGACACCCGCAGCAACGTAGCTAAGGTGTTTGGCTTTGTTAAAGATACCGCAGTAGAACCTCTCCGACCATTTGCTGAGGGTATTAGTGAAATAGCTACTCATTCCAACGAAAGAGCCCTGAAAGCTGCAGATGAAAGCAACGCACAAGCAGCACAAGGTATACAACAATATAGCGATCTTTACAAGTCTGGTAAACTCTCTAGAGACGCCTACCTTAAGTACTTAACTGGTGATCGTGCACAGCAATTAGCTGGCAATGCAGAAACCGCTAAGACTGCACAAACACAAGCCGACAAGAGTCGCTTCCTAGGATCTGCAGCACAGACATTACTGACTGTCGCAGCCCCTACTTCTCTGTCTAGCAAAACAGCTTCTAAGATCCCTCTCCTTGAGGGTGCTTCACTCGCAGCCAAATCAGGCGCAGCGGCAGCTGAAGGTGCAGCCTTTGGTGCGGCTAACGCCTACACATCAGATACAGATCCAACAGGCAAGAGTATCGCTATGAACACCATACTCGGTGGTTTGACTGGTGCTGCTATCCCTTCCCTAGCCAAGCTAGGTGGTAAGGTACTAGGCAAGATCCCATTTGCCAAGAAACTCCTGAAAAAAGAGGGAACTGAGGCTATTGAAAATGTTTTAGCTAAAGAGACTGACCCTACTAAGATCGAAGCAGCCCTGACAAAAGAAGGTCTGGACTCAAGCCTGTCTGAACAATTAGCCAAGATGGATAACCCAGAGGATATTAAAACTGTTCTGGACTTCCAAAAGAACCTACAGCCAATTGAACAAGCTGCTACCCCTGATGCCATACCAAGCAACCTGACACCAGATGAACAACTTCGTGCATCTGAAGTAAACGCCCGGGCCAAAGAAGCCATTAAAGACCCAGCACTCGCTAAGGCTGTCTCACGTGGAGCCAAAAGTCCTGACTCACTAACAGCTATTACTGAAGCTGTTGCAGCCTCTCCAAACAAAAGGGAAGTGAAGACTATCGTTGAATCTGTCCTACCAGACGTCACTGGTACGGAGAAGAACAGGCTCATCAAAAACCTGACCAAAGAAACTGACAAGTACAAGGTTACAGAAATGCTAGCCGAAGAACTGAATAAACCAAAAGCTACTGGTGCAGCTACTCAAGAAATACAACAAGCAATCGAACAGATCCCTGCATCTGGTGCAGCTACAGCTGCTCCTGTTGACGCTGTTGAGGCCCCTGTTAGCAAAGCAGTAAACGAAGCTACAGATAAAGCTACTGCAGCTGCAGGAACTACAAAAGCTGGAACAACTGCCAAGGAACTATACCCAGACATCCCAGAGGAACAACAGAAGGTCATACAAGACGTCATAGACAAGCTCCCTGAAGCTCAGAAGACATACAAACAAGTAGCCAAGACACGCAGCCAAGAGAAGGCCATGCGTCTCGCTGATGCAGAACGAGCGTTTAATGACGCTGGTGGTGGTGAAGCAGGCTTCCGTGCTAAAGCTGACGCACTCAGAGGCAAATACTCAGAGTCAGGGTTTACTCCTCTCGAAGTTAGCCCAGAAGGCCAGAAGGCAATCATCGACTCCATTGAGAACGATGCTAAACTACGTGGATTTGAAAAACTCAACACCCAGAACGCTATCCGTAAGATCTGGGGAGCTAACCCAAAGAAACCAACTCCAGGGGATATACTAGCCCTCCGAAGCTACTTTGGCCAAGAGTTTGGCGATGCTGTTGAAAAAGCTGTCAAAGAAGCTCCTAATACATGGAATGAGAAACTTGGTCAGATACTCGGCGCTCCTCGCTCAATCATGGCTACTGGTGACCTCTCCGGAACCCTCCGTCAAGGTGGTGTTCTTGCTTCAAGGTTCCCTAAAGAAGCTGCTAATGCTTTCAAAGAAGAGCTACGCTACTTTAAATCAGAACAGGCCTTCAAAGAAGGTATGGCTGAGATTTCTGGGCGTGAGTCTTATGAACGTATGGTCAACTCAGGCCTAGCCGTAGATGGTGCCAAGGGTCTTACTAATACAGAAGAACAGTTTGCATCTAACCTAGCAGAAAAGATTCCAGGGCTCGGTAGAGTCGTTGGTGGATCTGACAGGGCCTACTCAGGCTTCTTGACAAAACTACGTGCTGATGCCTTCGATAGCTTCACTAAAAACCAGGAAGCTAAATACGGTAGAATGTTGACAGAAAAGGAAACAAAGGATATAGCTACATTTATCAACTCTGCTTCTGGTAGGGGTGAGCTTGGTGACTATCTTGAGAAGCACTCTCAAACGCTGTCTACGACACTGTTCTCCCCTCGTCTGTGGAAATCACGTCTCGACCTACTCAACCCCGTATACTACGCTAAACTAACCCCCCCTGCTCGTAAGCTAGCCTTACAAACGGCTGGTACGTTCGCAGCTGAAGCAGGGACAGTCCTCTCTCTTGCCGCCATGGCAGGAGCTCAAGTAGAAACAGACATGCGTAGCTCCGACTTCGGTAAGATAAAAGTAGGGAACACACGTTATGATATTCTCGGTGGACTCCAACAAAACCTCGTGTTCGCATGGCGTGAGTTATCAGGTGAGAAGAAGAACGCCGAGACCGGAGAAGTTAATAAATTCTCTAGAGGTGTTACTGATCTGATCCCTGGCAACGGCAAAGAAGTAGACGATGGTTTTAACCAAACGAACCGTGTATCTATCGGTGCTGACATGCTTGAGAACAAATCTAACCCACTCCTAGCCACAGCTCTCCGTATTGGCCGTGGTAAGGACCGCGGTGGCAACCCAGTCAATCCATTCTCAGAAATAGCTAAGCTTGCTGTCCCACTCCCAGCCTCTAACGTAGCGGGGAACATTGATGACGTAGGTAGCTTTACCAGCCCTAAGGACGTAGCCAAGGGCCTCGCCATGAGTGTACCTGACGTATTCGGTATCTCAACACAAACATACGGCTCTGTCAAATCAAAAGACAAGGGCAAGATCCAAGAAGCAACTGGCTTCCCTGAATACAAAGGCAAGGTCAAAGATAACATGGTTACTGACGAAAAGGGTAAAGTTATCCTTGACGATAAGGGTAAACCTGTTACGGTTAAATTCCCTGAAGGTGCTACAGATCTACAGAAGAAGGCGCTCAAAGATGATAAGCGTGTGTCTGCTATTAAAGATAACCTCAAGCGCGGCTTCTCCCCAGAGGACCAGTCACTTATTGACCTGTCTGATAGTCAGCTCAAATCATACGTCAATGACGGTACAATTACTCAAGAGAAATACAACGAAATCGAGAATCACCAACAGGAGCTCAAGAACGCTGCAGGTGTGGACATCCCAGAAGGTGCCAAGACTGACTTCGCAAGGAACTTCTTCAAGGAATACAAGTCACTCACTAAGGCCAACCAGGACAAGTACCTGGAGGAGTCTTCTGACAATAGTAAGGCTATTGCTGCAGACATTAACAAAAAGCGTCCAGAGGGCCTCTCTGAGTTCCAGGGGACCAACAAATTCGCTAAGGCTTACTCTGAATACGAGGATGACCTGAACAGCCACCCTGAGTACACCGAAGTACAGAAGAACAACAAGGCCAAGGCCTTCTACTCCTATGCTGCTAAACAACAACGCTCACAGCCTGCTCAGGAGATCTACAATGAAGGAAGCTCACAAGACCTCAAGAACCTACTGGCCGAAGGGTCTATCGACAAGGCTGCTCTCGATGAAGCTATCAAGCTTGACGATGAACTGTTTACATCAGGTGTCTCCGGTTCCCTGAAATTCAACAAGAAATTCCGCTCTTCTATGGGATATGGCACACCATCAAAAGGTGGCGGTGGTTCTGGTGGAGGCTCAGGCGGTGGAAGTGGTAGCAAATCAGCTAGTCTGTCTGCCCTACTCGTTGGCGGGAAGAAGGGCGCAAGCACCGAAGATGCCCCCAAATTCTCTAGCCGTAGTAGAGGAATCAAACTAAAATCAACATCACCTAAATCATCTCCTAACACAAAGAAGATTAAAATACAACTTTAACTTGCAAAAAGAGCAAAAATAGAGTACAATACAAAGTAATCCATAAAGGACAAAAACAAAAATGTCAACACCAACATCAGCCTTCGACTTCCAAAACTTCTATTCCGCCACCCTAACTGGCGATATTGCTAGTGGTGACCTCGTTATACCTGTGGATATTTCCCCAGCTATTAGCGAAGGTATTCTTGTTATTGATCCAGATGCTACTAGCCCAGAGATTGTATACTTTACATCTAAGGGTGCTTCTAGTGTTACCTGCCCGGCAGACGGCCGTGGGTGGGATGGTACCGTCGCTACAAGCCACCTACAAGGCACACAGATCATCTGTGCTCCTGTCGCCTATTACTTTGAATACATCAAGAGTGTCGCTACAACCTCAACAGCAGGGTGGAAGCCACTAGGCTACGCCCCAAATACTGTAACAGCTAACGGTAACCGCAGCTACTCACTCGTATTCAACGGGGTTGACTTAACAAGCTACATATCTAATGGTATGAAACTACAATCTACCCGTACAGTGCCCGCCCCAACACAGGTTACTTCCCTCAACGGCACAACCCAGTACTTCAGCAAGACATCACCTGCTGCAATGACATTCACAGACGACTTTGTTGCATCAGCCTGGGTTAAGCTGACGAGCTACGGAACCTCGGTTGACATTATCTCCAGGTACAACGGTACAAGCGGTTGGAGACTTAACGTTGACGTAGCCGGAAACATTCGCCTTATTGGCTATAACGCAGGAAGTGGTAACAACTCACTCGTGCAGTCGTACCAATCCATCCCACTTAACAGATGGGTACACGTCGCGGCTCAACTAGACATGTCTACATTCACCGCTACGACAACTACTAGTTACATAATGATTGACGGCGTAGATGTACCTTGTAGCGTCTCCAGAGCCGGTACTAACCCAACAGCACTCGTCCAAGCAGGCGATCTCCAAATTGGTGCAGGTAACTCAACCGCATTCTTCCCGGGCAAAATTGCACAAGTTGCAATCTACTCTGCTAAAGTTACTCAAGCCAACATTGTATTAACATACTCACAGGGTCTTGCTGGAACTGAAACTTCACTCATCTCAGCCTACTCATTCAACAACTCTATCAATGACCTCAACGCTAACGCTAACAACTTGACGGCTAACGGTTCTGCAGTTGCGACTAACGCCGACTCACCATTCGCGCAAGATGATGACGGTGTACCTACAGCCTCAACAGACGTAGCTGTCGTACAAGACTGTGCATTTTCGACTAACACAACAGTAGTTGTGCAGGTCCCAGAAGGGTGTACTCTCCCAACATCCGGCGGGATTACCTCTATGCAGTATTCAACTGAGGCATCTCCTTTCGGGTTCCCTAGGGATCTAAAAAGATGGCGCATAATTACTTTCATAAATAACGATACAACTGTAGCTAGCCCTGTTGGTGGAACATACTACAATCCGTCTTCGTTTAGGCTCAACATTCCAATAGGGGACATGAATATCGTAGGCCAAATCGGTATACAAGCCGACTATGGAACTGATGCTACCAGACACATTGTTGGGGCTGTATCAACTAGCTCGTCATCCGTGTCAAACAACAAACTTCGAGGAATGATTTATAACACTAAGAATGGTATGGGTGGAACTATAACGGTGACGGATGATGTGACGCTCACGGCTGCCACCATCTACTACGGGCTAATCTATTCAGACGCATCTGGTACAAACATTTACTTGCTCGGAGCATCTAACTCATCATCTTACATAATGGCAACACCTAATAACATATAGGGCAACTAATGGCAACTTCATCTGAAAAGGAAAGATTATCAGTGGTGGAAACAAAAGTAGACCAGGTCCTTACGGGCATGGGTAAATTAGAAGAAAAGCTTGACAATCTCGACAAAAGGTTTGCAAACAAATGGGTGCAGACGGTCGTGGCTTCAATGATAGCTCTTGTACTGACGGCCTTCATGGTTGCGGTTATTGCCGCCTTCATACCAAATAAGACAACAGTCATTACAAAACAACCAACTACTTCAAACGTAGCGACTACAAGCGATTCTAACGGGTCTTCGACCACTACAACGGGTTCGGATCCATCTAAGGACCAAACCACCTCCAAATCGTCTGAAAACACGTCTACAAACACAACTACCAACACAAGCTCTAATGTTTCAACTACAGAAAGCCCAAAAAGCGTAGTTACCGACATACCTCTTGTAGGACCACTAGCAGACAAGATCAAAGATATATTATGAGTGCACAAGATTACGCAATCAACTTCCCTTACGGGGCTACCTCAGACCCATATAGCGTGGATCACCCACATAGAGGCGACGACCGCCCTTGTCCAAGGCTTACACCAGTACTCATAGGCAGCGATGTAATTGGTCTCACAGGTGCGACAGGAAGGGTTACTGGTCCCCACCTTCACATACAGGAGTGGTCAGGTACCTATTCTAACACCCGCAAACCCCGTAACTCATTCGCCTCAGGTCTAGTGGTTAATATCGACCCAGCAGGCACCCAGGGGGATGGAAGCTTTGGGAAATTCATAACAATACGAACAGAAGATGGATGGAATACAACATACTGCCATCTAAGTCAAGTAAACGTCCAAATAGGACAGAAAGTAGGAGGCTCTATGAGCGTAACACCAGACATGAACGACGGAGACGTCACCAACTACTGGAGTTGGTTCCTTAACAAAACTCCAGCTAAAGGTGATCTAGACTTCTGGAAAAAGAATCCAAACCACAAAGAGTTTAATTACGATATGCGTAGACGGGGCGATTTCAAGACTAGAGCTCAACTAGATGGTGAAATTGCAGCTGCTAAGACAGAAACACTTAATCAACTTAAGATCGTAGATATTAAACAAAAAGAGATTGACCGCCTTAATGCACAATTGGCCATTCAATCAGATGACACGAATCTTCTCAACAGTTTTGGCGAACTGTTAGCTAAACTAATCGCACGTCTAGGCGTGAAGAAAGGATAGTATGACCATATTTGCACCAGTCCGTAAAGCAATCGTTCCACTTGCAGTAGCGCTTGTACTCGGTGTACTTGCATACTTTGGTGTCGTACAGACTCCAGAGCTTGTTACACAAGTCACTCTCGTAGTGACCGCAGTACTTGTTTACTTCATCCCAAACCAACCAAACAACTAATGTAAGCGGCAAACACCGCACCAAGGAATATCATGGAAGCGGATCCAAATCCTTTCCCAGAAATATCAATAGTAGGGATGCCACCAATGCCTGGCATCGCAAGAGCCATCGCTAAGGCGCTAGGACGCCCGGAAGCTCTCCTGTCAAGTAGTGAGCATTATGTCCGTGAACACTTCACAGACGAGCCCGTAACGCCTGCTGAGGGTCTTCCCCCAGCTACGAAATGGGAGTAGCCATGCAAATCAACGATGGCCAGATAGAAGCAAACCGGGATAATACCTGGATACTTAAATATCCTAACGACATGCTTAACGGAGTCATTGTAGATCTAGACGAAAACTATGCGTTTATATCTGCACATGAAGGCCGTGAGGGCTATGGGGCCTTGGTACAGGGCCTACTCGACGAAGGTGTGGAAGTTGTCGAGATAGCATCAGATGTTGATCTCACGTGCCCTCCACATGCGTGGGTAGTACAGAGCCTAGTAAGGGCTGTACAACGAGGAGCCGAAGAGCTTGTACACGGTTAGACTATAAAGATTAGTGCAAGAATAAAAGCTTGTGCTTTTCTTTTATATGTGATACACTCCCGGTGAGCTTTGGGAAAAACAAAAATTGACAAACAAATAAACATATGAAATAAAATGAGAAGGCTATATGAACAAAACTCCTGCACCACGGGTGCTGATCTATGATATTGAAACTTCGCCATTAATTGGCTATACATGGGGAATCTGGGAACAGAACGTTATAAAGATAAAAGAGGATTGGAAGATTCTCACAATAGCCTGGAAATGGCTCGGAGAAAGCAAAGTACATGTCATCGGCCAAGATGACTTTCCCGACTACAAGCCGGGTGTGAATAACGACTTTATGATTGCCTGCAAGCTACGTGAGCTGCTCGACGAAGCGGACATCACTATGGCACATAATGGCGACCAGTTCGACATCAAGCGGGTAATGACACGTATCATCGTGCATCAAATCCCACCACCAAGCCCCACAATACAAATGGATACCAAAAAGATATTCAAGCGTCTGGGGGCTTTTACTAGTAACAGACTCAAGGACCTGGCCAAGGACCTCCAGGTGCATCAGAAGGGCGATCCTGGTGGCTTCGAGACATGGGAAGGCTGTTTAGCTGGTGACCCTAAAGCATGGGCTCACATGAAGCGCTACAACAAACAAGACATCCCTCCACTTGAAGACATATATATAAAGGTACGTCCATACATGCAGAACCACCCGGCCATGAACCTCGGAGCAGGACAAGAAGAAGCCTGTCCAAAATGTGGAGAAGGCCCTATGCAGAAGCGTGGTACTATCAAACGAGCCAAGAGCACTACATACCAACGATACCAGTGCCAAGCATGTGGTGGATGGTCACAATCACGTACAGCCATAAAGACTTTGACCAAAGTAGCGTACGTTAACTAGAACATCTTATTGGTGAAAGTCAATATTGACAAGTAGCCATAAGCTCATTACAATGATAGAGACGGAACGCACCTTTCTCTATCTCGAATCAAAACCCTCCCAAAACTCCCGGCATAAGTCTCAAAACTCCTGTGTCAGACTCGATTCCCGTCTCGACTAAAACACAAATAAAAACAAAAACCCCACAAAAACAAAAAGCCCCCTTTATTCGGGGGCTATTTTATTATTACGTCATCAGACCAAAACTCCTTAAAGAAAGATGACTCGATTAACTCTACTCTACTGTGTACTTATTGTCAACCCTCCTTGCATTAACAACACTATCATAATGCGTAAGCAGGATGGCGTCAGTAAGTTATCTTACATGCTGGATAGTAGACGGCGTAGACGCTGCAGTTGGTCCCACGTGATATTATAGTCTTTGGCTGTGTACTCCGTCATACCTTCAACCCCATAGCTTGTGCTCGTGACCTCTGTTCAGCCCGAAGTCTGTTGCGTGTGTAGTCAGCTGAAACTGGCTCGCCTTTGTATGTTTCGATTAATGGTCTGGTATCGTTTTCTCCAATGACTGTGCCTAGCATAGTGGATAGGGCTTGTTTGAGTGGTAGGCGTATCTCAGGGAATCTACAGATGCACTCGTACTCATCACAACTATGTTTGTCTAGTATCTCGTCTATGCTGTTTAGGTTAGGCATCTGATTGCTCCCATTCTGGCAATGCGACAGTTTGTCCAGCCAATTTGTGAGTGCAGTCACTTAGGTATTCAATCATTCCATCTTTGATAAACGAGTGGCAGCGCCAACCAGTGACGTATCTACCTTTTCTCAATTCAGGCAAAGCATCTGGGTTAGCATCAAGCCATGTAAGGTATGACGGTGAAAATGTTGGTTTTACATAGTCACCATTAAACTCCCATCTTGCAGTGTCAATCTGGTGTCCCTCTTCACACCCAGGACATTCAAACAATACTACTGTAGAGTTTTCGATTTTGCCAAGCACTGGCTTACTTGTATTGGTCTGTGTGTTCATAGTTACTCTCCCGTATAGTGCATTGTGAACCTTGCTATGCCCGGCTGGGTTGTCTCGTCTGCTAGTGTTAGATTGCCCCCACTATTCTGGTAGGCATATACTTCAACATAGTCACCCGCCGCTAAGTCAAGCGTAGTGCTTGAGCTGACAACAGTAAGCAGACCCGCCCCTACTGTTGGGGTGGCTTGATAACCATACCTATCATTGCTGTTACCGTTCTTACGGAAGTTAATCAATCTAGCACCTGTAGCGTTTCCATTGAAAGCTATTGTAGCTTCTACTCGATACTTCCCTGCCGCCTGAGCTGTGAGCCGTGTAGGGTATGTGTTGTTGTACATTGAGCGATTGTCCCACTGCTCCGAACCAAAGCTAACTGCTGAGTATGTAGCGTTTGTAAGCGTTTGTGTACCACCTGTCTTGTATGCCTGAGCCGTGCCAGCTTTGTAGTAAATGAATCCACTTGGTGATAGCTGCATAGCTACCTGACGAGCTGAGTTTGGGCTACCTATTGGTGTTGTAAGAAACTTCATCCATGTACCCTGATGGCCTGAGTCTATGTCCTCTCCTGCAATCCAGTGGATAGCTGCTGTACTGTGGTCTGTGAAGTCTGAGCCTGTGTAGGGGCGTGAGCCTATGCCACCGATCAGCTGACCATTTACTGCCTGTGTTGGGCTGCCCGATGTACCGTTGGCTGTGTAGAAATGTGATACTGCCGTGCCACCATAGTTCTTGGCTGATATTTCTACCTCGGATACCCCGCTGTCCTCGGCAATGATTGAGCCTGTTACGGCGTGAGCCACGGGTACCGCCAGGAACATTATCCATGCTGAGATAATAAGTGCTGCTGTTTTAAGTTTGATGTTCTTCATTTTTTCGTCTCCATTATATTAGCGGTTGGCATTACTCCAAACAAAGGGCCAGGTCCAGGTACATCAGGATTGTCTTCAATGACCAACTTTAGTGTTCGCTTGCCGTCCTGGATCATAGGCGTAAGCTTGATCTTCCAACGTTCAAAACTGCCAAAACGATTCTTCTCAGTGTGGTCAATTATAGTCACTCGTGTGACGTCCTTCAAGAGCTCCTTCACACACGTATTGGGGTCTACACTGCCCTCCCCTGCTGAGTCCCCTGCTAAAACTTTTACAGGGGTGAGGGGACTTTTTTTCAAAATTTAGTCGGGGCAGGGAAGGGCTTTTGTTCGTATTTTGTTTGTTCATATTCTTACCTCTATTATGTCAGCGCCAAGCTGCTTTGCGTATCGCTCGGCAAGCTTTCTATTATCGTAGACACGGGGCTTCGGGCTTGTCGAAGATCCTCCCCCTAATTGAATGGATGCGAGGGTCCCCATCGGGGCGTACTTAACCAACATGTACACAACGCGTGGAGCGGGTAGCATTGTAGCCATTAGAAATCCCCCTCAGCTACCTGCAGGACCTTCAGGCCCATTGATCTCCACATATCCACGACACGGTCTCTATCGTCCAACACATACTGTATATCAAACTCATCACGAACGTACTCATCAAACAACTCACGCTTCACAATTGAGTCCTCACGGCTGTCGCCAGCAGGCCGCATCCACAGGTCATCAAAATGAACTTTATTTTGGATAAGCCATTTGATTGTGTCCTGTCTGCAGACACTACCACGGCCGGACATAATGATAACATGGTAGCCACGATCGTGTGCATCCTGGACAAGATTTCGGACAACTGGGTCCAAAGAATCAGTACCAACTTTGTCCCACTCATACGGCTTTCTGGTGACGTTAATGCCATGCGAGAGGGTGCCATCTATGTCGCACAATATAGCTTTGCGTTTGTTTTTTGGCGGTGTGTAGACGACTGCTTCTGGCTCCAAGAATTGGCGCTGCATACCACGTATGATACGTTCGCCGACCGATTTTTCGCGCTTCAAATCACGCTCGATACATGTCTTCAGTGGTACATCCAAAAACGACTTGACCTTAAACTGAGCTCCGCATTGTTCAGCAAGGTCCCTAAGATGAGCTTCGTGTTTCGGGTGTAGATTTGTATCGTCCACAATAACGCTAGACCCATTAACAAGATAATGCTCAATGATGAGGTCACGAACTTCCAGTATAGCTTTTTCATTTGCTTTTCCCCATACTCCGTTATCAATCATGTCACGGAGGTCGTCCTTGTTGACACGTTTTGCTTTTTGTTCTTTTGCCCAGGTGGATTTGCCTGATGCGGGTAGGCCTTTGGTAAGTGTTAGTGTAATCATACTAGTTACGACTGAAGAAGCCACCAATTATGCTGAGTAATATTGCGATTAGTACACAGGCCCAGAAGCCCACAGCCAGGGTAGGGGCTGCAAACATGTGTGCTAGTGCTCCCAGAACCAACATTAAGATCCATGGTGTTAGTGAAAATACTCCGATTACTAGTGCGATTGCTAAAATTACTATCATTTTATATTCTCCAATATCCATTCTTTCATTACTTTTTCTGTTCGATCTCCATGCCAATTCTTGACGATCTTAAGAAGTTGAGTCTTTGTATATACATCACCGCCAGGGTTGTCTTCAAAGGGGCTTGGGCACGAGCAGCCGCTATCATAGAATAGTGCATACTTTGGCCTTTTATCTTTGCTCTTGAATAGAACGATGTCGTCAAAATCCCAGCAAGCATTAGGGTCTTCTGCATAGTACAGCTCTTCCCATTTTTCCTGGGCCTCTTTATATTTTAGTTCGTTTAGCATTTTATTGCCCTCCGTCTGCTATTGACAGACTATTATTTAATATGTCATGGTATATCTGTATGAACTTACGCATTGAGAGCCTCTGTAGGGCTTTGAAATCGAGAGCTGGGACTTTCTTGCATATCTCCCAGATTTCTTCTGTAATCATGTCGTGGTAGCATGTCCCCGCCACGCGAGGTGTGTGCTCCATATCAAGCCTCTTGTCCGTCTCCGACTGAAGCTTTTGCATGATTTTCTGGACTCTACCGGTGGTACAGTACTTGTTGACAACATACATCTCCCAATACGTATCGGAGTGTTTGTTGTTTCCACCGAAGACGATGGCGTTTGACTCTTTGAACTTCTGGTGTACGACTTTTGCATAGACATGGTCTCCAAACTTGTTCTTAAAGTGACTACTTTTCAGCACGACACCTTCTCCTGCAGGGGCGATAGCTGACTTACCTACAAATGCGTCAATGATTTCTGGCGTGACGCTACCTACTGCGAAGATGAAGGGATACTCAAGCCCGATTTTATCTGCAGTCTCCCTGACAGTATCCTGGTCAAGGTTAAGCTGTTCCTGTGTGTCATATATATCAAATAGATAAATCTTTCTATAAGCCTCGTCGGGGTAGGTGATGGTGTGCTTGACAAGCCACTCACCATATAGTATAAGATGCTTATTATCTTCGAGATATCTCTGTAGAGTGACATTAGCCTTCACAGCTTCTTGGAAGCCGTTAAAGCTCTCATCCTCTGGTAGCATGCGTGTACGTGAGCCACAGCGGACTTTACCTTCGTGCCAGAATATACTGACATTAGCGCCATCTACCTTCTCTTGGACGATTACCTCTTTATCAAGGATACCATCGGTCTCCTCTTTGCCTAGTCGGTGAATTTTGGGATATGACCTATAAGTCATCGCCGATTATCCTATCCCTCAGAGTTGACAAGTAGACATAGCTGTCTATCGCCTCCTCCATAGCCATCTCTACAAGCGTTAGAGCGCCTTCATCCCACAGGTTCCCCCCGTGTTCCTTAACCCCCGCCTCATATTTTGCAGTTGCTTTCGTCTTGAATGTCTCCGTTATACGGAGAATATGCTGTTTTTGTTCATCTGTCATGGAGTTTTGCCTTTCGCTTCGATGTTATATAAACATTAGCTGTTTGTCAAGGACTTTATTTTTTCTTTGTAGTAAACCTTCAGTTCTTCTAGCTCAGGTCTAGTCCACTTCCTTGAGGTGGCAGAGGCTTCCAGAGCATCAAGTCGCTCTCGGCCAAGCTTCGCTTCCAGTCCTCTAAAGTAGCCCCGGAGATTAGCGTGTAGGAACCTATTGCACCTGTGGCACTGGGCATGGATGTTATCCTCGTCAAAACGAGTGCTGGACGTGGTAGTCGGTATATAATGGCCTCCATCAAGGTCTTCATATAAGTGCCAGACTCCACATGATATACAGTTCGTTCCAGGCTCTCCACCACAGTCCCGTAATCTTGCATACCTATTTGCTAGCGCCTGTACGCTTTTGATAAGCTTTGGTAGAGGCTGCAATCTTGGTGCTGACTTCTTCGTACGTTTCTTCCGTGGGGAAGTACTCGTCGAAAATGAGGAACGCTTCATGGGCGTCTTCCTGGGCTTGAACCCGGATCTTTTCATTTTTGTTTTCTTTCGTTTTAGTGTTTGGCATTATGTAGCCGTCCTAGTCGTTTACGTTGGCGTTCTACCTTATTGGCCTTGCGTGACTTCCTGGTGCTTGTGTAGCCCAGGAGTGCCCTCATAAAAGGGCTAAGTCTGGTGTAGGCGTGTTTGCTAACGAGTTTTTCACCGTCCTCGCTGACACTGTAGTAGGTAAAGCTGTTGGTTTGTCTGGCCACCATGTTTCTTCTAGTTTCCAATCTGTCTGTGTTAGACTTATGGCCCGGCCGTCTAAGGGTCGTGACCTGTTTTTTCTCATATAGAAATCCATCTCTGTAGGGTTCTGCTCATCTCTGAACACAAAACCTACCATATCAGAGTCTTGCTCTATTGACGAACTACCCTTAAAGTTGTGTAGTCCTGGTTTATGGACTTTCTTAACTGTTCCGTCAGGTCCCATCTGTCTAGTGGGGGTAACGTGTGACAGTAGGATAACGGGTAGATTGTTTTCCACAGCACATTCCTTGAAGTGCTTCATGATCCTGCTGAGTTCCTGCGTGGCGTTGTCTGCTGACCGGGAAAAGAAGTGTAGGTGGTCGATTACTACTAAGCAACAATCCTCTGCCTTGGCCTTCTTCATCAGTATGTCAATGTCTCTGTAAGCCACAGAGGAGGCCTCCTGGACCATTATGCCTGCATAGTCGTGGTCGGTACCACTCAGATGGTAAAACCGCTCTATGGCCTGGTTACGTGTCAATTCGAGGTTAACCATCAAAACAGGCTTCTGGTGGTGTTTATAGGCGTTCTGAGCCATGTTCATAGCTAGAAGGGACTTACCATGTCCCGTATCGCCACCAATCGTGAATAGCTCGCCTGGCAGGAAGGAACCCATGGCCTCCTCAATATGAGGGAAGCCAAGGTGCACACCAGTGTATTTGCCCTTATTAGCAATATACTCTAGCGCGTCTTCTTCATATGTTTTGAGGTAGGTGACGTCTGTTTGGCCCGCAACTGCTGCAAGGTCTTCCGCTGCACCTGCATCAATGAGATCAAAGACTGTGCTAACTGTCCTCTGTTGGTCCCTGATCTGGTCTTTCTCTGAGGCCATAGGTCACTCTCCTTAATTGTTCGTAGTACTTTGGTTTTAGCTTTTTGAGCTCTTTGGCGAAGTCCCAGTCCCGCTGCTTTGAGGCGTCTAATATACTGACCTCTAAGCCACCAATCATCTTCAATATTTCGTCCAGGCGCTCTTTTCGGGTTCTTTCTGGTTTTTGGTCCGTAGAGTTCATACTTGCTCCATTTCACTAAAGGTCTCCTTTAGCCATCCCCGTCTGTACTTTAATCTTGGTCTGGATGGTCATGATTATTTGCATTACTCGGTCCATGTGTGCTTCTGAGCGGTCTATGCGGTTCTGCATGAGGATGAGTTCCTTGTCGAACTCTAGCTCATCCTTGGCAGGGGATTTTTTCATCCCCCCCGCTAGGAAAGCATCACGCTTAGTCGCCTTCAACTGTTTATAGATCAGTTTAGCGTCGAACAATGGGTCAACTGCAGCGTCCAGTAACACAGACATCTTAGCGATGTTGTTACTGAGTGCCTCAGGAGCAGCCAGCTCCTTATCAATAAGCATACCGTCCTCTAGTTTACCTATAGTCGAGAATATCTTACTGACCAGGCCAATATGTTCTGCGAACTTTTCCACTACGCCGCTCCAAGTAGGGCAGCAATATCGCCACCAGCCTCTTCTGCAGTGATCTCAGGTAGGTCTTCTTCGACCTTAAGATCACCCATGGCATATAGTGCTGTTGCATACTTGTAAACAAGCTGTGCCCACTGTGCACTGGTTAGTGTGTCTTTTGTCTTAAGCGTAGCAACATAAGCAGATGCGTTGTTGATACACATACCTTGACGTTGACCATCAGAGTTGTCTCTGCGTGGTGTGAACGGGTTACTGCTCTTTGGTGCTTGAGCTGCTGGGGCAGGAGATTGACCAGGAACAAATGGGTCTTTCTTGAAGTAAGCTCCATATTTGTTTTCCATGATCGTACCATTCTCTATGTGGCCTGGTTCTGGGGCTTGCTTACGACTCATCTTCACATCTCGCTGATCTTCGTTGAAGTGTACGATGTATTCCTCACCATATGTGGGGTCTGACTTACCTGTTGCTGTTGCTTGGCGTACTGTGTATTGCATTTTGTTTCCTTTTGTTTTATTGTATTGTTTTTAATGAACTAGGCTACAACGCTATCACGAAGACGGCGAAGGTCTGCATTGTTCTGGCGTAACTGAGTTGCTACAGCAGTAATGTGACCCGAACCAGAGCTTAGGGCAGGCTCATCACTGGGCACAGGCTCGGTGACCATCTGTAGACGGCTATATAGCTCATTAATTGCTCGGTCTTGCTCTTCAAGGAGTGAAAATATCTCCTCTAGAACTGTGGGGGCTATCGCTTTGCCTACTAGTTGTGATTTCGTTGTTTCTGGGGCATCCATTATTTCTTACCTTTCGTTGTTGCTGTTCTTTTTGGTGTTGGGGTAGTCTGCTTAACTATTGTGCGACCCTTGGCTTCTATAGTTACGCCTAGGTGGTCCAATAGAAGTGCAAAGTCTGATCTCAGAGCAGATACTTCTCCCTTGAGTTGAGTAGCGATACCCTTGACCTGGTTAAGTTCTTTTTTTGTTACAAACGGGCCTTCTGGCATCAGTTCTTCGTCAATATAGCCACTTAACGCCTCTGAGTAGTGAAACCACTCCAAACCAAAGGCATTAGCAAAGGCCTTAAGCTTAGTCTGCAATTCATCGTCAGGATAACTGTTAAATCTTCCCATTATTTCTTCTCTTCTTTAACTGCTTCTTTGACCTTAGCAACGATCTTGGCTTTGTACTCATCCAATAGGATGGCGGCTAGGATCTGTTCACCAGTTCCGGTTAGATCACCATCTTTGTTTACTACGTTGTGTTTGCGGAGCAACTTGTCGTCTGCACTAAGGGTTAGACTCTTAACTTTTTCTACTAAATTCACTTCTTTTCCTCCTGTTAATTGTTGTGCTTGCTTAGGTGTTGTTGGGTATTCTTGTAGGTACGGGTTAAAGTCCAGAGCGTTATCAATCATGCGATACTCTACCCTCTGTGGTGGGAGTGATCTCAGTTGTACGCTGACCTCTTCGGCTACAAGCCGGGAGATACACACATAGGAGTCCCCATCATATCCATATGGGCTCATGCGTTGCTTATAGTAGCGTTCATAACAGCTCCTACAACACCTTGGGTTAATTGGTCCCATTATTTTACGACCTCGACATCATGACCAAGTTCCTTGGCAATCTGGGCTACAGTCATTTTCTTGGCTTTGGGTTCTGTCTTTAGTTTATAGTTATCGTCTTCAAGCTGTTTCTCGGTGTATACCACAGCCTCTGGGTCACTTTCAAAACTCTGTGAACCCCCGGTCCAGGCCTCAATACAAACATACACGCTCCCGATAATACCTTGGATAACTAATTCCCAAGAACTGTTTACTAATTTGTCGCCTACTTTATATTTCATAACTACTCCTTTATTTACTAATTCTACTTCGTCAACTGGCATAAAGCCTGGCGAGGCATATGGGGGAACCCCAAGTTTGTGCCAAGAGCCCCAAACCTTATTCTTGGCTATACTAGTGACAGTACAATATCTATAATCGTTCTCATACTGTTTGTAGCGGACCTCGTCTCCTACTTCAATTGTATCCATTATCTCCCCTTAAATTTACGTTCTACATTTAGCAGTGTGTGGTATGTGTTGAAACAGGACAGATATGCCTTAGCACAGTCCTGAGGTGACATACCAAGCTCACTAGCAAATATGACTCTTGGCTCCTCTCCTTTCTTATCAAAGTTTGCGATGAACAGGTCATCTGGCCACTTGCCTGTTCTCTCGAACTCGGCCTGAGCCAAACCACCCACCTGCAGAAAATACTCGTAATCAATGCCATCTTTGTTCCAATCAGAGCGGTTTGTGGACTTCCAATCGCCTATACAATACTTACCGTTGATAACACCCCTAAAGTCCCCCTGCCCTGAGTAGCCGTATAGTAAAGAGTACACAAAGAACTCAAGACCGTCGTGTTGTGGCTTATAGTAGTTATCGAACTCAAGGAATGATTCCCACATCCCTTGACAGTCTGGGGTAATATATGGTAAAACAGTTCTATCTGAGTTGTAGTAGTTCTCTATTGATTCGTGGAGCCACGTACCAAGCTCCTTCCCCTCCCCACTCTTGGATTTGTATGCTGCTTTAGCATCCTTGACCCATCCCCACTTCTTATTGAAGCGATAATATGTCATAATAGCTTTTCCAGTGGTTGGGTCTTTTATGTTTTCGCTATAGTTCTTGAAGTCTTCGAAGTACTCCGGTAGTGTATAAACTGTGTCAGGATTGTCCTGCAGATACTCCAGTATGGCGTGTGCCGACTCCTTGGCTGCCCATGGCTGTAGGAATGGCTTAGAGATTACTATTAGTGGCGCGGTTATCCCATGTGTCGGTCTGGACCCCCCGAATGTGCCATCGTGTAGCTTGTGTGCAACTGTGTAAGTGTGTTGTAGGTCGTCGTAGTCTATTTTGACTGTTTGACCGCCAGGGTATTGGAGTTCTGTCATGGAGTTTTGCTTTCATTTTTATCATATTTGTTGGCTTAACTGGCCAAAGCCGGTAACAAGAGCGTCGCTGAACTCGCGGATTGCTAGTGGCCTACTAGCTTGTTCTTCAGTTTTATTGCTACCAACTTTGGAGTGGTGGCCCCATATCGGATTTCCGCAGCTGCGTACTTACCACCAAACCAGTCAATCATTTAAGGTACATAGTCAGTATACACTATGTGTCAAGACAATGCTAGCGCTTATTTGCTGCGTGTCTTGCCTTCATGCGTTCAGACTGAGCCTTACGCATAGCTGGTGTCCACTTGTAACCTGTTTTCTTTTTTGGTGCACCTGTAACAGCTTTGGTCTTCTTCGTGTAGGTTCGCTTGCCTAGTGTTTTCTTGAAGTCTTCCCATCTAGTAGTATCTGCAGCATTGAGGTACTCGGGGTCGACTTTGTAGACCTCTTCGAACCACTCTGGCTGGCCTTCAACAAGGCTACGGTCTTGAAACCGCATTACAGCATCAGAACTCTCGCCCTTACGTGATTCTGGAGTGATGAATATGTACGGCTGTGTTCCGTCTTCGCACTCTTCCTGGAATAGAGCGCCCTTTTTGATTGCTGGCGTATCTTTGATTAGTTTGAATGTTCTGCGTCCCATTGGTTTCTCCCCTTCATTAGTGTTTCTTAGTGCGCTTATTGGTATCAGACAGTGGTTATACATATAGTGTCGTTCATAACCGTCTGCGTACTTCGGACAATCTGATCTGTCATCAGCGTAGAGCTGTATAACTTTATATTGTCCAAAATCGTCATCTGCTCTGGTCGTAACGAACAGGTCACCAGCCTTATATTTTGACTTATCTAGTTCACCTGCTGGTAGCATTTTTGACATGTCAATCAGATCAGCGCTGACTATATCCCCCATTTTATATTGATTATTTGACATTTCTCCTCCTTTATTTACTAACTCTAGATAACCAGTCAAATCGCCATGCCACCCACTTGGATCCTGGAATAAAGGGTGTCGTATTTGAACGTAATGACTGACTTGACTGACTGTACATATTAAGCCAACCCATTTTTTGTGGCCATCGTACTGTGGTTGGGCCTTGAGCACCCTTACCCTATCCCCAACTTCGTACACTATCTTGGTTTTCATTGCTCCACCTCTGTGCTAAACAGCCCCGCCGCAGCCTGTGCATCAAACTTTGGCTTAGCCCTTTGATATATTCTGCCCACAGTATCATGGCTGATACCAAAGCCCGAGTCAGCAATCTCAGTGAACGTCTTGCCATTGGCATACGCTACTATAATCATCGCTTCCTTTTCGGTGAGCTGCTTATCCATTATTGCTTGTATGTCGTCCATCAGTCCTCCTCTTTGTGCTTTACTTTCCAACAGCCCTTGCAGTCATCCGGGAGCTGTTTAGTGGCTATCTGTTCATCGGCATATATGTCACCAAAGAACATCCAACGATTGCACAATGACCGTCCACCACGGAAATAGTGTGGTTTGTTGGCTCGAAGCGGGATAGCCCATCCTTCCTTGACAACATCGGGATTTGCTGGTTTCATTTGTCCTCCGTTACTATAAAACTATCCAGTGGTGGCGGAGAGTGATACTCGGCTCGACCCAACCAAGCAACGGCTAACCACATACCCAATACCACAGCGACCATAAATATAATGATGTGATGCAACAGTTTTATTGTACTGTCATCGTTAGCGCGCCACATATCAGACCAATCAAAATCAGTGTCAGTATCGTTCGCCATTTCACTCTATCCTCCTATTATGCACAGTACAAATAATGTAATGATGCCTGCCCAGAACGTTGTGTTGATAATATCTTCCTTCATGACTACTCCTGTGTTTATTTGTGTTGGTGGTGGCTGGTGCCGCCCAATCACCACCTCACACATTTGTAGTCCTCTGTTGATCTAGTTGTCATCCCGTTTCCGACTGCTTGAGTGGTTGGGTTGCGTTCGATCTAGCTAGAACTATACGCAATGATGCGTAATATGTCAAGTACTTTATTTGCATGTTTGCGTCTCTTCCCTGTTAGGCCTGTGGATAAAAAGCGTAAGCGCTTGACTTTGTACCCTGTTGTGTGGTACAATAATGGTACTAAACAAGAACAAAAACATATGAATATAACGATAAATGGACACACAATTGTCGGAACTCCGGCCGAAATAGCATCCCTGCTCGAACAGCTTAATAAGCCAAAGATCAGTATAGGCACACTATCCAAAGGCACAGTAAGCAAGGGCTTCCCTGATGGTAGTACATACGTCCCTAGTACTGGTACAGTTGAGAAGACATTATGCCTACATAAGAACTGTATGGGCTGCAAAGCTGGTACATGTGGTGGTGTACATATGATTAGTTGTCCATGTCCTGATTGTTCGGTGAGGTGCTAGATGGCTAATAATAACAAGACAGCCCGAGGGGCCAACCGCAAAGCCGGTAATGAGAAGAAGTTGACGCCGGAGGAGAAACGTGTTCAGCTCGCTAAAGAGCTTAAACTGCGTCCAAAGACTAAGGAATTCGTAGATAAGCTAATAGACAATCCTAAGATGAGTCAGACAGAAGCATACATACAGACACATAGTACTAATAGTAGAGATACAGCTAAAGTAGAGGCTAGTAAGCTCCTAACTAAGCCTAACGTTGTAGGATATAAACAGTCAGCTGTAGGGAAGGCGAAGAGGCGTGTGATTACATTAGTAGACAGCTCCAACGAATCAATTGCGCTAAAGGCTAGTCAAGACATCATTGATCGTAACGAAGGCAAAGCAGTCCAGAAGAACGAACATACGTCACAAGTAGTAGAGGTCAAGCTAGACCTCACAGGAGCCCGTATAGGCGCTCATTATCTTCAAGGCATACAAACACCCGTCTTGCCTGCAGAGTAGCACGTCGTACAATGTGTATTGTGCGACGCATGTCACCCCTGTTAGTGTACATATATATACATACTAGCCAGGCCACACGCTATATGTAGGGCTTGCTGGGCATGTATTTTTATTTTATAACTAGGCAGGTGCACCCCCGCCACCCCCAGCTGTCATTGGGTCCCATCCCCCGTACATCAGAAAATCACTACCCCCATGTGTATACAAGAACGCATCTAATAGGGACTCTAAAAACTGACCCCCCAAAAAAAATTCAAATAAAATATAACGCTAAAGGCCCCCATTTCTGGAGGCCCCTTTCTTTTGGAGGAGAAACGCTTATGGCTAAAGCCCTTATATATTATCAGTACTGTGCTATATGTGTCAAGCATACAATTACAGGGGTATTGAACTCTTTTTCCGGCGCGAATATTAAAAAAGCCCCGAAGGGCTGTATATGATCTTGATGTGCCTGGGGTCGGGAGCGCCGAAAAATTATTCCCCAGGACTTATGCCTTACTGAGCAAGGTCTTTTTGCCTGCATGCAGGACTTTTTTGTTTTTCGAGGGAGTTTTGGTCGCCTCTGCCCAACATTATAGGGAATTGCTTATGTTTGTCAAGCATAAAATTAAAAAAACCCCCGCGAGCTGTGGAAACAAGCGGGGTGCTGAGATCCCCTGTGTGGTTTACACCGTCGCGGCTAGTCTCATCGGGGAGAAGAAGACTGTCCATAGCGAACGAGCGATTCGGGTACCATTATATCACAAAGATTTTTAATGTCAAGACTTGTTTTTTGGAACAATAAGTGCTATGATGAGAGCCTAGATTCTAGTTCGTCTAAAATCTAAAACTCCGGCAAAAGAAAAGCCCCTTGCGGGGCTATCTAGTTCGTCTGATATAAGACTAACACAGAAAACTCCTTTTGTCAAGCACATTTTAACTAGAGCAGGTTAGGCGTTCCTGCAAAATCCAACGCCATAAAACTCCGCCTGTTCCCAATCATAAGCTATGGCGAAGCGGCAACTAATGGTAACACTTAGACCGCACTACTGTGGAGCCCCGAAAAGGGGATAAGTCGATAGCTAGCAGGAATTTTACGGAAATTTGGTCCACAACCTCGTTTGTTACATGACCCCCAACGAGCAAAGACCGGCAAGAAAGTCCCAGACCCGACCGCCCGGCACCAACTTCACCCCGTAAATCTAGTTAAATAAATAGATTTCTTTGTGAAATTGTGGGTTTCCCCACTCCTCCACAAATTAGGGGGGTCATACCCCAAAATACTAAATTAAATAATAAAAGGACAATAATGTCAATCACCGTCTACACCAGAACCACATGTGCCCCATGCAAAACAGTAAAACACTTCTTAAAGAGCAAGGGATACGCGTTCGAGGAGAAGAATGTAGACGATAATCCAGAACTTATGGCAGAAGTACTGCGTATCAGCGGATACCAAGCAGTGCCCTTGACAATGGTAAATAATGCGCCTATAATGGGCATGAACCTTTCCGCTTTAGCTTCATTACTCCGGGCTGGAGAAACAGTTATCTCGGAGGCCTCATAAGCCTCAGCACTCGGTGCGACTCCGGGGCCCGGTACCAAAAACAAACAACCGACATCATCAAAACCGCTGGCTTATTTATACCAGGTTGTTCCAGCGCTTGACATTCAAGCAGAAACGTGTATACTAAAATCATGACCTCAATTATATTTAATCAGAAACCGAAGCAAAATACCTGGACACAAGGGGTTTGATTTGATTACTGTTTATAACTCATAATCTAGCCCCGAAAGGGGCTTTTTTAATACCAGAGCGTCGTATAACGGCAGTACAGGGGTCTTGGATACCTCAAGCGAAAGTTCGATTCTTTCCACTCTGACCACGAGGATTAGTTTAACAGCAGAACAGCTTACTGATAATAAGCAAACGGCAGTGCGACTCTGTCATCCTTGACCAGGCTTTCTAGCTCAATAGCAGAGCACTGTGCTGAAGTCACGGGGGTACTTGGAGCGTAACCAAGGGGAGCCACCATGTATCGCTAGCTCAATCGGTAGAGTTGCGGGCCTTTAACCCGTTGGTTCTCGGTTCAAGTCCGAGGCGGTACACCAGTGGAATGTAGCTCAATGGTAGAGCGCCCGGTTGTTAACCGGATGGTTGTGGGTTCGAGTCCCCCCGTTCCAGCCATACTCACGTGTCGTCTAAAGTAGGACCCTGGCCTTTGAAGCCAGCGATCTGGGTGCGAGTCCTAGCGTGTGAACCATAAACTTGACAAATCGCCAAGCGTGTGCTAGTATTAGGGTAACAACAAAAACAAAAATGTAGAAATGAAAAATGGCCTTAATTCTCCCGAATCCCCACGCTAAACAAGCAGAATTTCTCGCAGATCCACACCGTTATAAGGTGCTTAACTGGGGCCGTCGCTCCGGTAAATCTGTAGCCGTTTGGGAAAAGGTCGTCCTTGAAGGTATGCTCCGACAAGGAACATATTACATCATCGCTCCTACTTATAAGCAAGCTAAATCTATTTATTGGCGTGACATCTGTAAGCGCTATAAGGGCGAGTTCATGACGTTCAATGAACAAGAACTCTCTATCACTTTCGACCACCTCTCCGGGATCGTCATCCCAACACAGGCCGGAGACATTACCGTCAACCACGACCCTAACCTTCCACCTACCCGCATTGAGCTTAAGGGCGCAGATAACCCTGACTCCCTCCGTGGTACTGGTATCTGTGGCGCTGTCCTTGACGAGTACGCCTTCATGCCAGAAGGTAAATATGTATACGACGTTATTCTACGCCCTGCCCTTGCTGACCGCAACGGATGGGCTGTCTTTATTTCCACACCTAATGGTATCCACAACCACTTCTATGACCTTACCCAAACCGCCCAGGAAAACCCAGATCGCTACTTCTACTCCCACGCTACGGCCCTAGACAACACCTACTTCATGGAGGCCTCTCCTAATGAATTTGAGGATACCCGCAAGGACTACGAAAAAGAAGGGAAGATCGACCAGTTCAACCAGGAGTGGATGGCTATGTTCACAAACCCAACACAGCTTATTTACTCTGACTTTAACCGCGATACTCACTTGTTCGGTCCTGGGTGTGAGATTGAAGACATGCCAGAACAAGGTACCTATTGTATGGGTATGGACTTCGGTATGACTGATCCTACTGCTGCCGTACTCGTTAATATCGACTACGCAGGAAACTGGTGGATCCACTCAGAAGTGTACCAAACAGATCTGGCCCTCGACCAACTTGTCTATGTCCTCCGGGAAAAGATGGGTGACCAACACTACTCACGTATTATTGCTGACGGCCGTGGCCGTTTTGAAATTGAATCCCTACGCAAGAGACGCTTCCGCGTCACGGGATCGAAGAAGGGTGCTGACTCAATCAGCAACGGTATCCGCGAGGTACAAGCCCTACTCAAGATCCGCGAAGGTACCGGAAAACCAAAGTTGTTCATCCATGTATCGTGTAAAAACACCATCAAGGAGTTTGAATCCTACTCCTGGATCCGCGATGCGTTTGGTGAAATTGTTAATGTTCCAGAAGATAAAAATAACCACAGCATGGACGCTTTGCGCTACCTAGCCCTTGATAAGGCCCGGAGTGTTCAGCGTACCAAAAAGAAAGGCATATATGACCCCGACACAGGACGTCTCCTCGGCTACGAGCGCACCCCTACCATATAAAACTAGTGATACTCCCTTCGCGGCGTACCTCCACTATCACGGTCACCGTATCGTTGTATCCCGCCAGGATCCAAACGACTACAAGCGTGAGGTTCTAGTTTTTGTGGCCTCTGATTCTATCAAGGATCTAGAGGAAGAGTGGAAGCGTGGCGAAGCTACTGGTGACTTGAAGAAGTACTACCGTAGCTACAAAATCGTTTCCCGTACCATCAATGAAGCACGAAAGGGCAGATAATGAGCACAGTCTCCCTACAGATGATTATAAAAGACGAGTACGAAGAGGCTAACTCTCTAGTGACTCGTGGTCTTGAAGTGTTCGATGCTGTCAACCTGACAGTCTCACACAAGCCAACTGCCAACAAACTCCGTAAGGCTTTTGAGGGTGTTGCTAAGGTCACAGTTAAATGGCGTGAGTGGACTGATCGTTTCGATGAAGCCCGCAATGCTAACTTCGCATTATGCAAAACTGATTATGCTTTTTGGCTAGACGCTGATGATGACTTTGATTTCAGAGCCATACCAAAGCTTGTGGACATCGCAGATGGAGAAGGCGTAGATGCTATCTTCCTGCCCTACAACTACGCACAAGACGAGCAAGGCAACTGTATCACCCGCCACTGGCGTGAACGCCTGGTCCGTATGGACGTAGGGTTCGAGTGGAGGGGCTGGGTTCACGAAAGCTTAATATCTGATAAACCATATAACCGCAAAGATGTCAACCAAGAGGTTGTGCACCACACAAGTCCTGGCCATGCCAAGGAATCAGTTGGCCGTAACCACGACATCCTTGTTAAGGCTGCAGAAGCCACTCTAGATCCACGTTATATCCACTACCTCGGTATGTCTTACTTCACCATGGGTGATTACGAACAGTCAATCGAGACCCTGTTAGATTATATCGAGGTGGGCGGATCAGCAGACGATATTTATCGTTCCATGAACCTGATTAGTGAAGCATCATATTACTTGAAGAATGTCAAGGATGCTATCGACTATGCCCTACAGGCTGCAGCACTTATCCCTGAATACCCTATGGCCTACTGGTTACTCGCTCAGTTTGAAGCAGACCAGGACAACTTTGCGGAAGGCCTAGAATGGATCAGAGTATCTGAGTCTAAACCAGACCCACAGACCCACACCATCTGGGACCCAACCTCACGAGAACGCGCTACCCTTATCGGTGCCCGATGTCTCTACATGCTTGGTCAATACAACGAAGCACTGGCATACCTACGCAAGATCCCTCAGAACAAATCAGCACAGGAGATCTACCCAGACTTCCTGGCAGCCGCAGACGAAGAGACCTTCGTCAAGGTGCTACCAAAGATGCGTAAGTACTTCAGCTCTGACGAGGCTCTATACCGTTCGCTGAACCGTGATATGCAACTTGACAATAGACTACGTGCATTGCGTAATATAGCAACCAAACCACAGACCTGGGCAGACAACAGTATAGTGATATTCTGTGGCCAGGGCTATGAAGAATGGGGCCCTCACACAACAGACAAAGGCATGGGTGGCTCAGAAGAAGCCATTGTCTATCTATCTCGTGCTCTCGCAGAGAAGGGCTACAGAGTCACCGTATATGGTGAAGTACCACATGAGATATGGGATCACGAGTGGAAGCCAAAGAACGGCCTTATGTTCCCCGAGTATCGTCCCTGGAAAGAAATGGACCCACGTGACCAGTTCAACGTCTTTGTTGCCTGGAGAGCACCAGCATTTACAGAACAAATTAACGCAAAAGTCAAGATTGTAGATGTCCATGACATCATACCTCAAGACGCCGTAAAGGACTACGATGATACTACATATTTTGTTAAATCTAATTACCATCGGGAGTTATATCCGAAGTTGGCTGATGGCAAATTTAGGGTAATCGGTAACGGTATTGTGAAGGAGCAATTCAATGGATAACAAATCATACGTTAAGCGCTTACAGACGGTCCAGAATATGACCGAGACTGCAGGAGTCAAAGAAGTGTGTGAGATCCTCATGGATTACTTTGAAGCAAAAGAAAAAAAAGAACTAGGATTTAAGGCGGAAGAAAAATGAGCGAAATAACTATTGTACAGATTGCACAAACAACGCTTGGTATCACTGGGCTTGGTAGCGATAACAAACTTTACGTTTGGAACAGCAACATTAACGATTGGAGCCCAGCAAAATGAAGAGGCAGGTTATTACTGGTCAAGATGCTAAAGATCAGATACTCGAAGGAGCAGAGATCCTCTACCAGGCCGTTAGCTCTACGCTTGGTCCAAAGGGCCTTAATGCGGTCATTGAGGCGTTTGGTGAACCCATTGTTACCCATGATGGTGTAACGGTCGCCAGATCCATTGAAATCGAGTCAGAGGACCGCCCCGGGGCCAGGGTTGGTATTGAAATGATTAAAGCATCATCCAGCAAGACGAACGATAACGTAGGTGACGGCACCACCAGCTCAACCATCCTTGCCTACACACTTATTAAAAAAGGTATGGACTTCATACGCAACAAGAAAAACCCTATGGTGCTACGCAGAGAGCTTGAAGCTGCATCTGAAGAGGTGCTGAAGAACCTGTCTACTCTAGCAGAACCAATAACCACCAAGAAAAAAGCCATTGAAGTGGCCACCATATCTGCAGAAGACAAAGAGGTTGGTGAGATTGTTGGTAGCATGTATCACACCCTCACGCATGAAGGTATGATTGCTATCGAAATAGGAGACAAGCCAGAGATTGAACATAACATCGTCGAGGGGTACACCTTTGACCGAGGCGTTATCTCACCGCTCATGATCCAGGATGCCCGAACGCAATCGACTACTTTTGAAGAGCCACCTGTCCTGGTGCTTAATCAGGTTGTTGGTTTGGCTGATGTTCTAGATATGTTTGAAGAGATATACAAAGAAGGCAAAGACCAGATCGTCATTGTTGCTGAAGATTTCAAAACCGACCTAATATCCCAGGTCATCAAGCAACGTGGCAAGTTTGATATTGTGGGTATCAAAGCCCCCGGTTTCGGGGACAACCGCCTCGAAGCACTAAACGATGTAGCCAAGATCTGTGGCACTAGAGTCTTTGGCCCACGCACCGACAAGAAACTGTCAGAAATGACCATAGACGAATTAGGTACTTGTGAAAAGATAGTTGTTACCAACAAAGAGACCGTCATCACTGGCGGATCTGACGTCACTGAACATATTGCAGACGTACAGGCCAAAGCCAAAGACCTCAAGTCAGAGTACGAAAGAGAAAAACTGGAAAAGCGTGTCGCCCAACTGAAAGCTAAAATAGGAGTCATCCGAGTGGGTGGCATAACCGAAATGGCCGCTGAAGAGCGAAAGTATCTAGTGGATGACGCAGTAGGAGCTACTGAGGCAGCCCTCAAAGAGGGCATAGTCCCTGGAGGCGGCACGACCTACGTCCATCTGTCACGCCAAATAACCTCTGACACAGATGGAGCTAAGATACTCAAAGATGCACTAGAGGCACCGTTCCGGGTGCTCATGGATAACGCCGGGGAGAGACCAGGTCTAAAACTCTCAGAACTTACCGAGTTTGGTAAGGGTTTCGACGTCATGGGCGATGGGGAACTGGTTGACTTAAAAGAACACGGGATCATTGACCCAGTGTTGGTAATCAAGCAGGCGATTACTAATGCGGTTTCCGTTGCTGGCTCTGCCTTAACTACTGGCGTTCTTATTGTAAACGAAAAAAAGAAAGTTAAAGATGAAGAAGAGGATTAATAGTGTTGGATATTTCAGTGCATACTATAGAGGTCTCGAATGTTTGCTCCATATGTGGCCGAAAATACGAAGTAAAGTTCCTGGAGCAACCCTCGATGTATATTATGGGTGGGAGTCGTGGACTGCGGTACAAGGGGAAGATGCGTTTTATGAAAGAATGGAACGCAAGTTTGAAGAACTCAAAGACCAAGGGGTAACTGTACATGGCCGTGTGAGCCACGTAGAGCTCGCTCAAGCCATGGAAAGCACCCAAGTGTGGGCATACCCGACTGAGTTCGAGGAAATCCACTGCATCACCGCTCTGAAGGCCCAGGAGGCTCAATGCTATCCAGTAGTCACTAACGTTGGTGCCCTCAAAGAAACCGTACAGTGTGGCGACATGATTGCTACAAAACGGATCTACTCAGACGAGTATAAACAAGAGAAGTTTATTGAAGCGGTTGTATCTGCTCTTGAAGAGAAGAAAATAGGCAAACCAGTGCCCAACACAGACTGGTCTGATGTTGCCTCTCAATGGGACAAAGAAATCAAGGAGTTGCTCAAATGATGGTAGGTAACCCAGATCATAACGATAAGACATTTAAGGAAGACGACTATGAAGAATTTTATGAAGATCACCATTTTCAACCACTCCGTGACGCAGACGCACTCAATTGCCACGAAGTTATCCCACGCTTTGGCTGGGCTTTCGACAAAGTACAAGAGCTTAAGGTTTCGAGTTTACTGGACCTTGGTTGTCTGGACGGATCGTTTCCGCTCACGGTAGCAAAGCATCTTGGTATGAAGGTTGCTGGCGTTGATCTTACCAAGGATGGTATAAAAATAGCATCTCACAGAGCCAGGGAAAATGGCTTAGATGCAACATTTGCTCAAGGAACAGCTGAAAACTACCTGCAGTACTGTATTGACAATAATATCACATATGATATAATTACAGCGTTCGAGATAATTGAACACGTCAAAGATGTCCCACTTCTCCTGGGACTGATTGACAAAGTGCTCTCCCCTGGTGGCTCGGTGCTCCTCTCCACTCCCTCCTTCGAGTCACCTATCTGGGGCATGGACGACGAACAAAACAAGTGTCATGTACGCCTCTACACAACAAAAGATGAGGATTATGAAGCTGTTAATAAATACGGCAATACACGCAAGGCGACCTCAATGCCCAAAGAGGTTGGCCCCGAAAGAATTAAGGAAATGGGCATATACTCCGAACTAATAAATGTCTGGTACCAATAATGGAAGACGATATAGTAATCACCGAACTGACCGACGAGTCACCGAATAAGCAGCCCTCCACAGAAGCAGCGCAAAACGGTGAAAGTCCAATACTCAACTCAGCTCCTCTGAAGGAGTTTTTCTATGGCAAAAAAGCCGATTTGACACACGCAGAGATTGATGACCTAAACTTCATCTGGTCACACTACTCACGCGAGGCTATGGGCCCTGGTGAGATTCTGGGGCGTATCCGCGACGTCGAACGCACTCTGTCAAGCCCCCCTCAGGGCGTCACAAGATTACAACACATACTCAGCTATGTTCGTCTTTTGAGCACCGAAGAAGACATCCAAAAGCAAAAAAGTGCATATTATGGCTAATAAAATTGATTTGCCTATTGTAAAAATCGCTTGGGTAGTGCATAATAGACAGTATGAAGTTGGCATCATCCCCTTTCTCAAGGAGTTAGGCATAGATGTAACCCAGCAGGAAGTGCTCACAACTGTGAACAAATTCCTCTCCAAACAATAAAAAATACAACAAAAACAAACAGTGGCAGACATAGACTTTAAAGACTCAGGCGTTCCTGAGATTAGCAGATACGAACATCGTAGGAAGAACCACGGTGTTAAAGCTGTACTCATTGAGGGTTATGACCCCGTAACAGACACTTTCCTCCCTTTCGGTGTCACAACTAACCCCGATGGAACATCTGGCCTCCCAACAGGCACCAAGAACAGCGCAACAAAGATTGATGACACCACAACCGCTGGTGTTATTTACATAGGTAAAGCTGCCGTTGGCTCATCTGCTGCTTCAGCAGTTTGGCAAATTAAGAAACTTGATACCAACACCCTAGCCCTTGATAAAACATGGGCTGATAGCGGTGCGTTTACACAGGTCTGGGACAATAGAGCGAGCTTGAGTTACTCATGAAGGCTACTTAC